CTGCTCTATAGTTACCTACCCCGGATTGATGTAATCGCACCTTTTAAGGCAACGCCCTGTTAACGGGACGGGCGCCCTCTATTTGTGTTGCGTTTTGCACGCGACTTCGTCGACTTAGTCTTGCGATAATGACGTCGGATCTTAGGTAGCTCACTAGCTACATTATGGACCATGGATCAGAAATCCCAGGCCTTCTGGCCTTTGGATTTATTCTGTTCTTTAGGACCCATAATATCTGACACCGCTATTGCGGGCTCAGAGATCTTATCCAGATTCTCTTTAAGTCACGATTCGATGTAAAACCAAAGCTCATCCTCCGTATTCATACCACGGTAGAGATCTACCGTAGGATTGAATGCAGAGTCAAATACGTTAGCCAATGGCTTTCCTATAATATAGGAATCCACAACTTTCGTAGATGGAAGCTCGATTATAACATCTCCAGGTAACCCACCCCTCTCCTGCTCACGAGCATCGTACCAGCTATCCTTAGCTGCGTTCGAACGCTCCATAGCAGAGTTCAATGAATTATGAGCAAAATTAAGGATAAAATCCCTAATCTTGTACAACAATTCATAACGCATTGATCCAATGTCGAGAAATCGTATTGGACTTACGTTAAGAACTCCGAAAGGGAGAAAACAACTTCAGACAGCTTTATAAGCGTTAATCTTCCCAGCTCCTTTAAAGAGCCGAGGTTTTCGCGCTAAAGCTAGAAGGGAACTTGTATCAACCTCATATCCTTTGTCTACCATATCCTGAATCAGGTCTGGCAGGTAAAAGATATTCCGGATCGCTAACAAGAGCACCTTTGGAGAAATGGGACTTAAATCCACATTACCTTCAAATAGCCGTTTAGCGAATTCCAGAACCCCTTTATCAGACGCCAAGGATTTTGATAAGTTAATATCGACACCCAAAATGTCCCTCATAATCAACAAATAATGAGGAGCCACATTAGGGTCTCCAATAACTATATCATCACCAAGGAGTGCATAGTTGGTAAACCACCCGGTAAAGCCAGCCCTTCTCGCCGCGATCTGAACTATCACATGGTGTGATAGTGCCAGCATCGGGAAAGAAGAGTAGGCTCCCATAGGTTGACCAACAGCATACCGATATGGTACTCACTTAACACCCTCACGCAGATATCAATCCCTATCTTTAAGTAGGGTTGATCACGCGATAGCTAATTCTTGTCCGAGTACTATAGATAGCACCTGGACTTGAAAGGCTAGAGGTAGGCGGTCAGTGGCAGCACTCAAATCGTAACTGACTCTATACGAGCCAGTCAGATTTGACAAGGGTTTAAGTTGGTCGAACGTTCCATCTTGATTTATCTTAGCTAAACCAAGATTAAGCCAGTCATGAAGAGGTTTAAAGAGATTCTGAGTTCAGAAATCTGTAATCGCGAAAACCCTTACTTTCCCGGCAGCTTCAAACTTCTTTGAAAGCTTACCGAGCATTAAAGGCTTTTCGGATATTCAAGATAGCCACTCTTTCTTTACATACGTCTGCACTCTAGCACATTCCTCTTCGAAATCGGAGAAGAATTCCATATTACCCGATCATCTACAGTAGCTTTCTAAGGCTGCTAAGAGATTTGGGTGTAAGGCAAAGCAGAATGCATCAAAAGGTGCAGAAAGAGAGCTAATCTTGAAATTCGGACCCGCAGTAGTTATGTTTAGCATCTTCACCTTCTCCGGTTTACCGGTGAAAGGAAGGTCCTTACATACCGCTTTTATTTCAGTTATAGACAAAGTTTCACTAAGCCCCCGAAAAGGCGAAGTGATTGTCTCTAACTTCATTATAGGCGGACACTGCCAAATTCGGTACAGATTTAGCATAGTGAGGGTAGTTTTAACCGTCTTAATACAACCCGCCTCCATCCTACGACGGAGACGTGTCGGTATTATACAGGGTAAACCTCCTGAGATCTTAACGGGGATCCCGATAGAGAGGACCGTTTGTTTACGGTACTCAATATCTTGGGAAACCCAGACCATTACCAATCGGGTGGCCTCTTTTAAGTACTTCACGAGCCAAGCGTTACCGCTTTGCTTACGAAGGTCCTTAACTCGAGACATCAATTGGAAATAGTCTTCTCGCAAGTCTTTGTCGACTGAACACACAAATAGTAGCCCCCGCAACCAAAGAGATAATTCTTTATCTTTTATAGTTACGGAGCTATTAAATTGTTGTTTAATTGACTTAGACATGTGAAAATAAGAATAAAACTAGCTATGCTAGAACTCTTGATCGAAAGGACCACTTTTGGTCTATTAGATCCTTCTCTATAAAACCTCGCCCGACTCTTAATCCACCTAGGTGACCTATATACTTACTAATATATAGGTTTTGCCCTGGGAGTGGAACTAACGATAATATAGATAGAAAGGATCTAACAGTCCTACATCTATCTTGTCAAGATAGACTTCGGCGAGCAGGCCCAGCCTCTCACACTAAGAGGTACGTGCCACCAGTTGACCATAAGCCAAAAGGATGATGTGACTACGTCCGTCTCCTCGAAGTGTATGCTACCATGTCAAAGTATTGAACACAATTCCTACCCTCGGGTAGAAAAGTAATTGTTTCAACTCTTTAGTGTCCTCTGATTAAGTATACCTTCTGGATGACAAATCCATGGATATAAATAACCTTTACCAGACCTCTTATGATTTCGGAGGCGGCGGAGATGGGTTTGACACGAGAATACCCGTCGTGAGACGGGGGGATCCCTCACAAGCGATAATTCGCT